CAATCACTTGCGATAAGAAAAACCCATTTGTATAATCGTGATTGCTTGGATTAAAAGTAAAATGAACATCCGCAACCGTTAAAAGCATTTCTAAAACATCAACGTATAATTGTTTAGCGATTAAAAAATTAGAGTGCCACATTCCGTCTGTGTCTTGTGGTGTTCCGCTTGTTGTTGTTCTGCTTGGATTGTCGATGTGTAAAATATCGTTTCCCCCGATGAATAAAATTTTATCAATATGGAATGAACTAACTTTGCTTAATATCCCTTTAACACCCTCTAATACTCTTTGTACTGCTATTTGATTGTTGTACGTTTCGCCACTTTCAAATGATGAGCATAATTTACCAATGTGAATATCGGCAGGATCTAAAACAAGCAAATAAGAATCTTTATTTTCTACTCTTTTTAACTCAATAAATTTAGGAGCATAATCTTGTAAATCTGCTATTAAAGTTTCTGTTAAATCTGAAAATTGTTTTTCTTCTGGTTTGATGAATAACGGATTTGTAACTCTTATACTTTCGTTTTTAGATTTAAGCCATAACATCGGGGTTGTTGAAGCATCTACACCTAAATTACTACAAGCGTTTGCTACTCCTTGATTGTTTCTAATTTTGCCAATGTACTTTCGTAAACTATCAAACTCTAAATGAGTTGCATTTGGATAGATATTTCTTGCTATTACTGCGTTTTTTGGTTCTGATAATGCTTTTAAAATAATGTTCGTGTAGTCACTCCATTGATTGTAAGCCATAATTAGTATGTTTGGTTATATTTCCCAATTATTGGGATATAGGGTTGGTTTTGTGTTTGTGGGTAATCTTTTAAAATGCCTTTACTTTCTTTGTCTTTTAATAACATTGTAAGTAATACGGTGTAGTTTGCAAGGTCTAAAAGACTATCGGTAATACTTTCGTTGTTTGGTGTTTTATCGTTGTTTAAAAGCACTCCTAAACGTGCAACTTTTGTAGCGATTAACGAAAGACAGTTTAACTCTGGGGTTAATCCTGATATGTTCCCGGCAAGTTTAAAGTTTGAAAGTCTATCTTTATTTGCGTAGTCATTCCCTTTGCTAAACATTATAGACTTCATTTGCTCGGTAATTTCTAAGAAGTGTTTTTGTTGGGTTTCTAAATTCATAACCCAATAATTTTATATTTATACTTCCAAATCAAATAACCAATAGCAGGAATTAACAACCACAACAAAGGCAGGAAAGGATTAGATTTTCTTTCTACTGCAATTTCCTTATTATCTTTTTTAGTTGTAGTAACTGCCTTAACCGTTTTTACGCTGTTATCCTTAACGATTTCTTTGTTTTCGATAATAGTATTGACTTTCTTTTTACGAAGCGTTACAATAGCGTTTTTATACTCTTTTCCGTTTACGATTATAGCTTTTGCAGTATCGATAGGTTTTACTTCTATTTCGTCTGCATCTTCATTGATAACTGTTTTAGTTTGGTTATCGATAACTAAATCTTTCTTTTCGGTTTCTGTTTTTTCAGTAGTCGTGTTTTCCTTGACTACTGATTTTTGAACTTTGCGACTGCCACAACTTGCAAAAATTACAAGTATTGATAATAAGATTATTTTTTTCATAGATTGTTATTTTCGTCTGTGGCGTTTATTAATAAAAGCATTATAAGTCCTAATAAAAAAAGTGATTGTATCATAGTCTAATCATTACGGGTTACTATACAGTTAATTTTTTCAGTTAAAATATCTTTAATGATAACACAATCTTCGTAAAACTCGGCATCTTCAAAGTTTAACAATAAGTGTCTTATTTCTAAAATAGAAAGGGTAAATAAGTGTTTTTTAAATGCATCAATCGTAGTGAATTGCTGACGAATATTGTAAGGATTCTCTTTTGCTAAAAAATAGGTTCTCATTTTAAGCGTTTTAGTTTGTCAAACTTACGAATAAAAACTAATATAATAACGTAATAAATGAATTATTTTTATTTTAATTTAAAGTTTCTACAATCATAACACTTCCAGCATTCATTTGAGCCGCACTTGTGTTTACTTCTGTACCATATTGTAATTGAAATACTCCCGTAGTTAAACAATCAAAGATTAACAAACCAGTAAAATAATGTGGGGTATTTATAGGGGTAACACTTGTAGATGTTATAAAACTACCAGCTGTTGTATTAATAGAATTAATATTCCGTATCGATGTACTATTGTCAGTGTTTACTACTGAAGTTGATATTGACATTCTCATAAATCCTTTTATATTTCCAGTTCCTGATGGTAATACAAAACCAATACTTCCCCCTGTTGTAGTAGTATCTGTTTGATGATCGCCTAATAATGTGATTTTATATTTTTTTCCTGCTGTCACAGCAAAACTCATTCCGGTAACATTGGCTCTCGTGGTAGAAGTTGTAGAAAAATTACTTGCTAATGTTAAGACTAATGGAGTTGGAGCATTAACTCCTGCAACTCCTTGAATACCTTGTATGCCTTGCTCCCCTTGAATGCCCTGAATGCCTTGTATTCCTTGTGCGCCTTGTGCGCCATTCGTTCCGTTTGTTCCATTTGTTCCATTTGTTCCTGCTGCACCCGTTGCGCCCGTGTCACCTGTATCGCCTTTTATTCCTTGAATACCTTGTGCGCCCGTGTTTCCCGTATCGCCTTTAATACCTTGTATTCCTTGTATTCCTTGTTCTCCATCTGTTCCATTCGTTCCATTCGTTCCATTCGTTCCTGCTGCTCCTTGAATTCCTTGAATTCCTTGCGAACCCGTATCGCCTTTTTGTCCTTGTATTCCAAACTCCGCTATTGCAATCGTTACGGGTATTGTATTTTCGGTAATAGATACAGTAATATTTTCGGTAATTTCATCAACCGTTATATTTACATTTTCAACTATTTCGTTAATGGTTATCATACTGTTTTGTCTTGTTCTATTAAAATTGAACCCTCAAAATAAGTCATTACATCTCCGTTAACATCTGTTATCTGAAAATCATAAACATAAGTAGCAGGTTTAAAATCTAATATTCTTTTATTCATTGTGATTGTTCCCGTTGCTGCATTGGTTACTACAAATGTGCTGCCAACTGTTGACCATTCAAAAGATACATTTGAAGCACCTGCCAATCTAAACTGCATTTTAATAGTTGCGCCCGTAATATCAAATCCTAAAACTATCTGACGTGCTTTGAAAGTATCGCCTTTTCTGTGGTTTGGAAAATTGTATGTTGTCATAAATAATAATTTATTTGTTCCTGATTTCTTCTTATTGTTAATCCGTTTACAATCTTGCCCCCTGCTTTATTCCATTTTAAAAACTCGGTTTTAATGCTCGGATCGTTTGGGTTGCTATTGACTTTCTTTAATAAAGTACTACTTATAAATGCTCCCGTTCCTACATTGTAAGCGAAAGAAACCAAACTGTTAAATTGATTTTGTGTAACGGTTTTTTTTAATTGTCGATTGACTGCTAAAGCGAAACGGTCTGCAATCTCTTTAAACATTTCAAAGGCTTGTACTTGTGTTATTGCTTCATCTAAAAAAGTTACGTGTTTCCCGTTGCTGTAATAGGTGTTACCGTACCCGATAGTAGGTATTCGAGCCGAACACAAATAAGGTTTAAGTTTCAAACCCTCAAACCCTGTAATTAATTTATAACCGTTTTCGTCTAATTTCATCCAAAAAGTAATTTTAAAATTATCCCCACAAATCCAACAAACACAACACCAACACCATATTTCAACTGCTCGAAAACTATTTCTTTTTTACCGTTGGCAAGTTTAATCGCTTCAATTTCTAATTTTATTAATTTGATTTCTGATTGAATTATGGCAACCTCTGGAACGATTCCCTTTTTACCGTTAGCATCTGTACCTATCAAAGCCGCTAAAACATCGTTTACATCGCTTTTAATGAACTTTAAATGATTTTCTACACGGTCTATTCTTTCGGATTCTAATTTTGTCATTATTCAGTCGGTTTTTTATCTCCTACAAAATATCCAAAAGCCGCTGTTAGTGCTGCAAAAATTAAACTTTTCCAATCTCTAGCAAAGTCAAAGTTTCCGTTTGTAATTATCGGCTGCGCTAAAAACCAAAACGCTCCTAAAAATCCTAATACTGTTGTTTTTAAATCTGTCATTTTATTTCTGTTTAAAAATTGTTTTTAAAAAATTAATTATACTTTGTAAAAAAGAAACTTTCTTCTTTGGTGTTGTTTTTATTTCTGTTGGCACTTCCCATTTTGGCACTCCTAAACTCACTTCTTCTACTATCGTATCAACACTTTGCATTATTGGGAATGTTTCCCCTATTGTGTAGGTTTCGCTTCCTGATGCAACGATGCTACTTTGAGCAAATGACAGCGTTGTGGATAGTAGTAGGATTAGAGTTTTCATATTATCCTCTTATAAAAAATATAACATCCTCTCTTGTATTTAAAAGAGCGTTGTCCGCCATTGTTAATTTCTTTAATGCGTTATCTATTGCTGTTATTTTATTTTGACTTGGGTAAAAAGTTTGTAAATGGATGTCATTTAAATACACTAAATCGCCTACAACTAATGGTGTGAGTTGTGTAATACTATTTGATGTTTTTAAATTTGTTATTGCAAGACCGGTTGTTACATAATCCCCGCGATGTGGATAGTTTAATATAAATAGCCTACAGTTAGTGGTTTTTAAAACACCTGTCAAAACAAACGGATTTATTAAAACTTTCACACCTCCTGTTATTTTCCAATTATTTTGAGCTTCTAAAACCACAGTTGTACCCGTATGGCTTTTAATTATAAACACAGTGTTATTTTCTGTGTCATAAATCACATCGCCTGTTGTTCCTCCGTAGCTTTCACCATCTAAAGTATTGAATTGAGCATCTGTAATAGTTACTTCTATGCCAGATGTGGTTACTCCAGAAAATACTGTTTTATCAATACTCCTAATTCCTTTAGGTCTATTGTATATTTTCTGACTATTATCTCCGTTATGAATAACTTTGTCCGCATATAAAGAAATACAGCTGTTTCTTGTATTTTTATTTATACCTTTATTTCTAAGGAATTGAGGTAAAATATATCCGCTAGACAAATCAATATTTACTGTTGATATATCCTGAAAGTCTAAATCAAAATTATTGACTATTATACCTCCATCTGTTGCATTATAGCCAATACTTCTATAAACAGGAATCGTAGTGTCTAAAAGTAATTCATCGTTTATTATCTTTGTTCCCTCAAACTTAACATCAGGCTGAAAATTAGCGATACTAATAAAGTCATAAACTTGACCTCCAATAAATTTTATATTTTTTGCCGTTCCACTCATAAGAAAAGAAGGCACTCCTCTTTTATATTTGACAGCAACATCAACAAAAGGAAGTGTCAACCCTTTAAATGATATGTTAGAATTTAAAAAAACAATAGGATGTCCTTGTGATTCAGGGTCTGTGAACGTTCCAAAATTACAAACCGCTTCTGCAAATAAATTTGTAAAAGTTATTGGAAATGACCTTGTTGTGTTTATATTGAATAAATTAATTCCATATTCAAAACCTAAGTTTATAATATCTGAATCAATCCTGCCTAATTGTAGTCCGTGTGTTCTGTTTGTGATTCCTGTAAAAAATTGAAAAGCGTAACAGTCTATCATAGAAACTGTTCTGCTTTGTGTCTGACAAACAGAAACAAAGTATTTACATTTTTCGCCACGAACTCTTACTAATTTAACGAAATCTCCGTTACCATCTGAACCGTTTGGATGAATAACAACCCCAGTATTAAAGCCATCAATAAAAACATCCTCAATAACATTGTTTTGACTTGTGATTTTATTGAATTGAGGAACAGAACCGCCTAAGTAAGAATAATCTACAGCAGGATATGATGTTCCTGTATCTGCACTAGAATACGCATCAATAGTTATTGCCGCATAAGGTCTGTATCTATCGTCTTGTGTTGCGGATAAAGATGGATCATTCCAATTTGTATGAACAGTATCGTCTAATGTAGGGGCTGTGTTAAATCCCCCCAAATAATGGCTATCAATCCAATCGTAAAGAAGTCCTTTTATACTGAAATTGTATAATTTTGATTGTATTGAGCCTTGTATATTTATAGCGGGTCTATCAGAAAAAGAACACACTAACGAAGTGCCACTAAAAGGTTCTTCGCTTTTGTATTTTTTTCCATAACCTTTTAGTACAATTGAACCGTAGCTTGTGCCATAACCAATATGAATTGTGTTTGATATTTTTATTCTACCCGCAGGTAATAAAACCTCTCCACCTCTTTCAATATAAAACGCATAATTAACAGCCGCTTGAATTGCAGGTGCGCTATCAAAACTTTCACTTGCTTTTGCTCCCCACCATCTAGTGTCTATATCTGTAAAATTCCTTTTAAAATATTCAACACCTAATTGAAAATAAATAATTCCATCAACCGTTGGTGTTCCTGTAACTTTTGAAAGTGTAATTTCCTCACCTGTATAACGGTCTATAACACCATAAATAACATCGTCTTTTCTTTGTGCTAGGGCAAGAGTTTCGTTTGATTTTATTGTGCCTGTAATTGGTGCTTGATATAATCCCCCGTCTTGCCAATCTACATTATAATAATACCAATGACCGTTATCTAATGTTACATAAATATCGTTTCCGTGTCCTAATGGATAAGCACCCTCTAAAGCTGCTAAGTTTGCGAAAACCCCTTTAGGAGAACCCGAAGCAACCGCAGTAATAGCTGTGTATAAATCGCTTTCTATAATTGCTATTTCTGCATCTGAAGCATAATCATTAAACTTATCGTTTAACGCTTTACCTTGCGCTGCGCTTAAAGGCTTTGTTGTTTCTATGGATGATAATGTGTTTACAATATCAGAAACATTTACTTTACTTGTAAGGCTTGATGTTAAAGGATAGTTTGCAAATTTATCATTTAATGCTTTCCCTTGTGCTGCTGACAAAGGCTTTGTAGTTTCCGTAGATACTAAAGTATTCACAACATCAGAAACGTTTACTTTTGAAGTGATGTCATAAGATACTGCGCTAATACTAAAAACCCCTGATGAATTTCTAAATATAACCCCTCTGCTGTTAGCCGCTAAAACAACACCACCAAAATTGGTATAAGTTCCTGCTGTAACACAATCCCAATAATTTAAACCTGTTCCTGTTGGTGTATCTCCAGGCTCTACGAGTCCTAAATTAGGAGCATAACGAGTGTAAATTTCGCTAAAGTTTTCGTTTGCTTTTCTTTGTGATTCTCTTAAAGTATCGCCCGTTCCATCTCCTGCTACTGTACCTATATTTATTACTTGTTGTGGCATTTATTTTCTTTTTGTTTTGATAAGTACAATTCTATTTTTTTAATCAATTTTGCTACTTTTACGTGATCTACTTTATCCGTTTGGGAAGTCTCTTTCATAGTCGTTATATGATTTATTAGGTGTGTTATCGTTTCCTGATTGTCCGAAATACCAACCGCCATAACTTTGTCGTGATGCCGGTACGATGGTAGTACTTAGATAGACTAAATACTCTGGCAAATTATTTCTAACTAACCATTTTTCAAGTCGTGCCTGATACATTTCTGCTTTGCTACGTTGGTTTTGTACTAAGAAATCAACTTCGTTTTTCTCTACGGGTGTTCCGTTTTGTGGAGTGTTCTTAAATATCCCCCCATTAGAAACCATATACGCACCTACTAAAAGGTATTCTACTGCGCTCTGGTGTATTAAAAAAGGTTTGATATACTTGTCGTACAAAATAGCATAAAGACCGCTTAAAGTGTTCGCTGTGTAGTCTGTTTTAATCTTTTCGTATAATGTTTCTCCTAAGATTTCCTCTAGTTTAGATACTTGAGCATCTGCGATACAAAATCTAAATTTATCTACATCAATATTCCCCCCTAAAGGAGTATTTTCGGTTATATCTATGTCGTTTAATAGTAGTGCTTCCATAATATATTAGCTTAACGCTCCGTGATTAGGTAAATCATAAGTCCATTTTGCAACCTCTGGAGGGTTTTGCTCGAAGTTTGCTTCTTTTCTGAGGCTTGGGTCAAGGTCATTTAGCATTTTTCGTGCTTGTGCGCTTGTTAATCTGTCGTTATTTTTCTTCAAAAAGATACTACGTTGCCAAAAGTGTTTACAATTAACCCCTCCTTTGTATAAAAATAGGTTATAAGTGTCTGCTCCGTGTGGTCCAAAACCTTTATTTACCCCTTTTCTACTTGCACTTTCTATATCTTCCTTTCTAAAAAGTAGATTTGCACCCATCATTTTACGACAAAAGGATCTTTCGGGTGTCATACTTCCCTTATATTCGTATCTAATCTTGAATAGTTTAGTATCTTGTTCGCTTGTTCTCTCTGCAAAAGCACTCGGAGCGTAAGCTAATTGTAACGATGACATATTTAAAGCTGTTTCCGTTACTTTACTTTCTGAATTGTACTCGCTTTCGTCTATTGCTTCCCATTCGTTTAAGTCTATTTGTTCGCCTAACTCTAACAAAGCATCTGCAAACATATCATCTGTATGGTCGTGATTGCATTGAACGTGTGCGCTTAATTGTGTTGCTTCTTGTGCGACCTTTCTAAGTGGGATAAAGTCCAAATCAATAACTAATCCTGCATCGGTAAAGATTTCCATTAACGCATCTAAGATTACTTCTTTCTTTGGAGTGATTACGTTAATCATTAATTCGTTAAATGCGCTTTCCATTTCGTTGGCATTGTTCCCCATTCCGGTATTGTCTTTAATACCAAAAAGTATTGGAGAAGTTACCCGGTGCGAGATCATAATCTTTTGCCCTGATTCTGCACTTAAAAATTCGTATTGTTTGTGTGCTTCGGAAACTTCTAACGCTTCGACTGTGATAGCGTTTTCTTTGTTATCGTTAAAGTTTAGAACAAATTTCCCTGCTCCTTGTGAACCTGTTAATTTGTCTTTAATGTCTTTTTGGATTTCTCTTTTAACATCTTCGCTCTCTGGTGTACCGTTGTTCATATTTACGATGTGACCGAAAGACAAACCATTTTTAATATGATTGATACAGTAGTTGGCTATTTCTTCTTCTAACTCTGCATAAGGTAAACCTGCTAAATAAGTTGGGTCTGTAAAATAAGTTTTCCCTACTTGATAATCGGATATAACATAAATAAACGAACCCTCACTTTTTTTCTTAAAGTCAAACGATTCTATAAATAAAGGCTCGTATTTTCGGGTGTTGTTAAAATCCTGACTAAACCAATAGCCTGTAATATCCCCGTTCTCATCCATTTTTTGAGGACAAACTTTATTCTTAGGTATGTGTTTTGCTTGTTTTAACTCGCCTTTTTTGTAGATTAATTCTATTGCAGCTTCGCCAAATAATGCGTAGTCTTGACAAATTGCTCTTAAATCATTCTTCCCTAAAATAGTTTTGATTGTGGCAAACTGTAAGGCTTTGCTATTTTGTTGCGTAGACATTAAACCCTTGCCATAAATAAACTGACTGTAAGAATCTATAATCGCTCTGTTAGTAGGACTACCGTTGTAACGGTCTATAATGTATTGATAAAATGAATTTTTATCCCCATTTAATACCCACTCTTTAGACTGCACCTCTTTTACTTGTGGTCTAATATAATTTGATAATTGGATAACTTCTATACTCATAATATAATAACGTAACTATTGCCTTTTGTATCAAATAAAAAAGCCACTATACTTAAATAGTGGCTTGTTTAATAAAGTTATTGTTAAAATTACGGTGCTACATTTGTTACACTAACCAATACTTCTAAGGCTGTTTTAGCTGTTGAGCTTAAAGATGGAGAAATAACTCTGTCTAATGCTTCTAACGTAATTGCATAACCTTGAGTATCTGTAGATTTGTTTAGTGAAATTGCATCCATTCCAGAATCAATACCACAAACAATTACATTACCGTTAAAGTCTTTTACAAATGCGTAAACTCTACCATACAATAAAGCTGACAATTCTACTTCACTTGTTACTCCTAATTTTGGAAGTACTAATGAAAGAGATTTTTTAAACTCTACCGTTCTGTTTTCAGCGTTAATCGTTCCTACATCTTCAAACTTATTTCCTGTGCCTTTTACTTGGTATCTGAACACCGCTGTAATTGAAGCAGGGATAGCTGTAACCTCTCCAGCTGTAACCGTAAATACTGCATCGTTATAGACTGCGAAGTCTACGCTTTTAATTCCTATTCTTGAATCTTTACAGGGTAACGCCCTGCCTTTTGTTATATCACAAGCCATTTATTTTAGTTTAAAATAAGGGGAGAAACTAATCCCCCCTTGTTACTTGTTCTTATCCTGCGTACAATACGTTGAATTTTTGATTAACTACGTGAGCAGCGATTGTTACATTGTTTTTGATAAACATTTGTTCGCTGTTATTAGCGATATAATCAACTTTCATTGTGTTTACATCAGAAAGTAAATCAGTACACCAAATCAAATTAGATTTCAAAGCTGCGATAACTACTTTCTCAGGTAGTGGTACGAACTCTACTTTCAATCCATTGAAGTAAATGTTTTGCGCACTTGCATCAACATCAAAAGGTTTAGTATAATCAGTAGTAACATTGTTAGCCGCGATTATAAATTGTCTGTGTGATCTTGGAGCGAATAAAGTAGGTTGTTCTGAACCTGACAAAGCAGCGGCTGGAATAGCAGCGAAGATTTTGTCATACTCTGCTTTGATAGTAGAAGCTGAAATAGTAGTTCCTGCTACTTTGATACGAGTACCAACACCTGCTGTAGCAGAAGCGTTAGAAGCGTTGTAAACCATTTTAGTTAATATACCATCAATTTGAGAAGCTGCTAAAGCGGCTACTTGTGTTTTTTCGGCTGCTCCAACTTCTGTGTTTAAAGTTCCTGCTGTAAGTGCAGCAACTGCTGTTTTAGTAGCTGAAGTTGCGCCATTCCAGAACTCATTTTCTAAAGCTAAAGAGATTTGTTTAGCGTAAAGACCGCCAATCAAAAGTCTTTCAAATTCAGTAGACATAATTTCCCAAGCACCTGGCTTGATGTCTTTTTTGAATCTTGAAAAACGTAAGTTAGCAGGGTCAAATGTTTGGTAAAACTGACCTTTAACCGGTGTTACTGCTACATCAAAAGCAGTAAGAGAACCTGCTGTAGTAGGTACTCCACTTGTGTAGGCTTGTAGGGTTGCAGATGCTGTAGCTTCTGTAAAAATTGTTTCGGCTTTAACATCTTCTTCAAATGTTACAAGTCCTTTTCCTATGGTAGCATTCTCGAATAAGATTTCTTCGATTATCGGTTCTGCTGCTACTCCTTTAATATCAATACTGTTATAAGTAATTGCCATTGTTTATTTTTTTTTAAATTATTTTGTTGCTCTGCGTTTTTGTAATTCTGTCATTTCTTCCCAAGCCATTTCTTTAGCTGGTTTGTTTTTTGTCAAACTGATTGGTGCTTGTGCTTCCAATTCTGTTTTAAATTCGTTTCTCAATTCAGAAATTTTAGTTTCTAATTGACTTGCGAACTCTAAGGTCATTGCGTTTAAATCTTCTTTAGAAAGTTGATAAAAAACTTCTTGAGTTGATTTCTCGCTTTTAACTACCGGTGAAGTTGTTGGTGCTGCTGCCATTGGTGCAGGTGCGTTTTCTTCTTCTACTTCTGCTTCTGGTGTTCCAATTTCTGAAACTGTAGAACCTACTACGGTTACCATCATACCATCTGCAAGAGTGTAATCGCCATCAGGTACGGGTAATTCTCCATCCGCTCCTGTCATACTCATAAGTGTACCAACTGCTATGGTATCGCCCTCAAAGTTGAAAGTGATACTACCATCTTCGTTGGCAATACTTCCAAGATTTACAGCTTCTTCTTTTTTCAAAGACAAAGAAGCAAACCCTTGTTTAATCGCATCTACGATTTCGTTTACATTCATTTCTTGTTTGTTTAAATTAATTTGCTCTAAGTCGAAAAATCCATCTATTGAAAATCCCGTTACTTTTCCTGTTTTGATATAGTCATTCCATACTTGCTCGTTATCCACTTTCATAGAAGCAAACCACGTTCCTATTGGCTCATCGAATCCGTGTAGTACGGACTTGTCATTTACCATATCTTCCTTAATCCAACTTTCAACAAATGTTACATCGGATAACTTCATATCTTCGTTATGCTCTAATGTCGAACTGCTTTGATAGTTTTGTTTTAAGAAATTTTGAGAAGCAAGTAATATTGTTTCGGCAGGAAATACGATGTTGAACTCCTTACCGTTTTGATTTCTGTATATTGGTTTTTCTGGAATAAGCACCGCTCCGAGTAGTATTCTTTTTTCGGTGTCGATTGCTTTTAATTGTAGTTTAGTATCTTCTTTGAGTGCAATAAACATAGAATCCATTGCAGGATTTTCTACTAAAGAAATTCCATATACTCCTGTAGTCTCGCCCTCTTTAAATATTACTTTGTATGTTTCCATTAATATAATAACGTAACTTTTACAAAGTGTATCACATTTATTTAAAAGGCATTAAAAAACCACTCGTTAAAGTGGTCGTTTTAATTAATCCTCGAAGTGTTCATCGTACATCATATTTATTTGATGTTCTATTAGTCGTAAAGCCTTTCTTTTAATCTCGTTTACCCTGATTTTATCCGATTCTAAATAAGAATCAAAACCATCGACTGCGTTTAAAGCCTGATTGCAAATAGAAACAACCTCGTAACGGGTATCGCTTTGCTCGTATTCCATATCGTCATAGATAGGATCGTCTTGTTCTTCCATAATTTAACTATTAAAAGTGGCTGTTGCTATTCTATTACGGTCTAAACTTTGTGCTGTAGTCATATTGCCTGATACTACAAACGCTTCTATTGGTCTGTTTTGACTTTTACCAATACTTTGAGCAAGTTGATTGTTTGAGTTTTGCCCTACTATGTTGAATTGTGGGGGTGCGCTTTGTCTACCTCCATCGTTACCACCTGCTGAACCTCCATTACCTCCGCTTATAGATGCTGCTTGTCCTATTCCTGCTGCTAAAATAGAAGCAATAGAAGTCGCTGCTGTAATCTTAGTAGATAGTATTCCTTTAAGTGTTGCTGCTGCTTGTACTGCATACATAGGATTGGGAACTACACCAATAACTGCTGGTACTGCTGCTAAGTTAGCTTGTGCTAATGCTATTGATTTAGCCGCTCCTACAATTACATCTGCTATCGCTAAACCTTTTTGAATTACTAATATACCTAATGCTATTTTTTTATTCTTTCCTGCAAATTGTTGTAATATATCAAGTCCGGTATTTAATGCGTTTCTTTTTGCATCTTGTAAAGTTTGCTCAATTTCAATTTTTCTAATGTTAGCTTCTTCTAAATCTAAAATCTCTTGTTCTGAAATTCTGCGTTGTTCTGAAACCCAATTATCCCCAATAGCAACTTTATTAATTAAATCTTCTTGCATTGCGATTTTATCCGCATCTCTTTTAATTTTATCGGTATCAACTGCCTTTAAATTATTTTCTTCATCAAACGCATTGGCTTTGTCTAAATATGCTTTTCGGTCTGCTAATAATTTATCGTTATGCTCTTTTGATTTAGCTTTGCTTTCCTCATTTGCTTTTGCTTGATTTTCTCTGCCTTTTACAGCGTTGTCTTTTTCTTTTGTAAGTCTGTCTAATTCCTGATTTTTAATTTCTTTATTAAATGCGCTTGTATTTTTAACGAGTGCATCGTTAATCGCTTTAGCTTGTTCAGGTGTTTTGTCTTTTCTATCCTGTAATTCTAATAGCTTAGTTTGTTCTACTTTTAACGCAGCTAATCTGTCGGCACTTGCTCCGTTTTCAATCGCTTGTATTTCTTTTACGCTTTTGCCTTGCTTCTCTGCTCTTAATATTTGCGCTTTAGTAACATAGTCAATGTCTGAAAGTTCCTGAGATAGTAACTGATTACTTCTTTCGATTTCGTCATTCAATAACTTTTGTGCGTTTTCTGCTTTCTTTGCTGAACTTTCCATATTTGACATAGCAACCACTAAGGCTGTAATCAAAACTACAACCGCCCCGATTCCCGTACTTATCAAAGTGGCTCTTAATGCCTTTGTTGCTACAGTCGCACCATTGGTTACCCAAGTTTGTAAGGCTGTTGCTGCTGTTGCTATCTTACTACCTTTTGAGAATAAGGCGAAAGATTCAACTGCATCTTTAACAGTCATAGCCATACCACCCGTTGCATCGTTAAGCAATCCCATTGCTCCGCCATTCTCTAAAACGGATAAGCTGGATTCTTTCATCGCACCCGTAACACCTGATGTAGAACCCTCTAATTTATTTAAAGACCTGTCTAATTCTTTTACGTGTTTGTCTGCTACAGATGCGTTATCTTTAACCGTAATATTAACTACTTTCTCTATTGCCATAATATCCTTTTTATTTTTGTAACCGTTCCTTTAAAATTTGTTGGTAGTTCATACTTCCCTTTTGCTATCTCTATAACCTCGCTTTTCGTACCGTACCACTCGCTAGAAGTGAGCAGGTCAATGACTACCTTTATCATAATAATTGTGTTACTGTTAGTGTGTATGCTGTTACTCCGATTGTAAATACTACCGTTCCTGTTCTGTTCGCTCCTGTTACATTCTCGGCTGTTGATATTCTTACATAGTCGCTTTGTTTTCCTGCCATTTTATTGATAGTAATCCAAGCAGAAGCTGTTGTAACTATCCATCCTGTATTGGCTTTTATTCCTATCTCAAAATGTTCTTTTGCTCTGGTGCTTAAATATTCCGTTGCGCTTATTCCGTTTGTAATGTATGATGTTGTAGGTGCTGTAGAAATAACACCATCGACTGTCATAGGACTGTCTACGGTTACTGCTCCACTATCTACCGTTACAAAGGAGATTACACTTGCGCTGTCTACGGGTGCTGAAAAGTCTGTAAATACTTCTATCGTTGCATCGGCATTGATAAGGTTTACTTTGGCAGTAGATATTTTATATTTTTTATCTCCGATTATAAACCTATCGTTTAACCCTAAATTGTATAATATACCTACAGGTATTTTACATTTAAAAGTTAGCACTCTACACTTACGATTAAACAAATCTTCTATGTAGGTTTTCCAAAAGTTATAATACAAACCTTTTAATATTGGGGTGTAAAAATAAGTTGAGTTTTCATCTCCAAAGTTTAACGAGTTTGTAACCTGATTAAAATCTAAATTATCCTCCGTTGCTGTATGCGTTAATTTAGGAACAGAAACCCCAGATACTTTTAAACTTGTGGCTAAATCTAAACGCCCGTTTTTATAAAAAATAAAAGGCTTTGATTTGTAGGGTGCTAATTCTTTGTCAACTGATAAACCACATTGAATGTTAGTGGGTGTTTTTGTAGTTGGGTTTACCAATAATTCAAACATCATATTTTCGAACTGACTTTCTATTTTTAAATCTGAACCACTTACTTCATACTTTGCCCTTAAATCTCCGTACCCTATTTGATAAGTGTCGAAATATTGTTTGCCAGTAACTGCATCGGTTTTTTGATAGGTAAAATCAATCTGTTTTTTTATATCGGGTTTAGCGACTGTTATTTCTTTTATGTCAACTAATCCCGTTATATCATAAGTCTTTCCTTTACTATACCAATTATCTAATGTATCTACATAAAAAGAGGTTGCGCTTGTAGGCTTGATTATTAAATTGAATTGAGCAATTAGACTATTAATAAAATCCTTAACTTTTATTTGTGGTAGGTTATCCGCTAAAACTAAATCCCCTAATACGGTTTGCTCTGAAAAAGTGGCTGACTTTGTTACTCCTGATGCAAACACAATAACAGTTAATGTAGTGGTAAACTTAAATTCCTCTGTACTTAAAATTTTCCAGGTGTGTTTCTTTTCGTCTTTATCTGTTCTCCATTGCGTTGTAGTTATCCCTTTTAAACCTGTACGTATTCCCCAAGTTTCCCCATCTAAAAAACGCTCAACACCATAAGGTACTGTCTCATAACCTGCGCTTGGTGTAATGGTCGTGTATATTGCGGAGTTTGTCGATGTGCCTTGTGTAAATTCGTTTGTTGTTAAATTCATTAAACACCCGGTTAAGTCTGTAATGTTTCCTGCGCTTGTAAAATCAATTAATAAACTTTGCCCTCCGTTATCTACATTGGCTGAATCTTTGTGCAACCACATAAACAAATTATAAAATAAAGCACGGTCAAAGAAATCACGGGAAAAGGTAATCCCATAAACAACCTCTAACGCTTCGATAATTCTAATAAGTCTTATTGCTGGTTTGAAGTCTGTAAATTTTAAAGTATTAGAAGCGTAGATTATATCCCGTGTCGAGTTATCGCCATAGTTTAAATCGCCCGTTGCTGAAATCAAAGGATAGTAAACATCCCCATCTGAAAGAGTGTCCTTGTGCATTGCATCGGTTACGGTTGCAGCATTGTAATTATGATTGTAGTCTGTTAAATTCAAATTCATTAACGGATCTATATTTCCACTTAACATATTATCCGCAAACCTATCGGTTAAACTTACTGCGTTGCTAAAAAAAGTAATTGAATACGAATAAGGCAATCCTTTCTTTAACTTGCAATTATCTAACTGTATTACTCCCGATTTATAAGGTAGGCTGTTTACTTCGAGATAAGCATCTACTCTAAGGTTTCCGTTAAATGTACCATCTACATCGGCATCGAACCAATACGTTAATATTTGGTTATTCGTTGGGGAAGCTGGAATAGTAAACCCTTGTGTAAAGTCAGTTACTACCTTTGAAATATCCGAAATATTTTTAACTGAAAGATTAATCTCGATGTTCTCATCTTTGAATAAGTCAAGCTGTTTCCCTTGTATGTAAATTGATACGTTCATTAAATTACAGTATTCATTAAGTCAAAACTATACTCAAAATCCATTGAGTACTGAATCAATTTATTAATTAGTTTAGTTTTCTTTTCAAATGATTTTTTAACTAAGTTAACCGGGAGTACTTGCCCGTTTTCTTCCAGATAAACAAACTCCGATAGCATTAATTCTTTAAATAATTCGTTGTAATGCTCCTCTATAAAGTCAGTATTAACTGTTACTTTCTCTTTTCCGTTGTTTAAAAAGGTCTTTTTGTTGTGAGCGTTAAGATTGTACGTTCCAAAACTTGAAACAATAGGCATAAAATCCTGACTTTCGAAGTCGATAGTTTTCTTTGATAACTTATTGAATGGGATATTCTGCCAAAAACCAAACTTATTTTTAAAAATACAGTTAATAACTGGGTATTTGCACTCCTCTTTTACCTCGAAAGTGTGCGTTTCTGTACCTGTTGAGTACACAAAGACAGCGTTAAACGTGCCTGTAGTACTTGCATACGCTCCGATATTAACCATTCCTATAATTTGATTAGAATAGTTTTGATTATAAGTAAAAGGAACGCTTATACCATTGACTGTAATAGTCGTTAAATTCTTTGTTTTAAAGTAAAGTGGATAAGCACTACCATTATAAAAAGTATGCTTTGTAATACTGCTTAAAACGTTTGTGTTAATGGTTGGGTTGGCTAATTCTGTATGATACCCGAATCCATCTAATGCGTGAAGTGTTTGATTAATATAATAAACGGGTTCGCCTAAATACTTCATCGTCATTTCTGCATAAATCCAAGTACTGTCTTTTGAAGATGTGGTATTGCTTCCCCCTCCTAATGTTGGGGTATAGTTATTTTTAATAAAATCGTTTACTATCTTAGATATTTCAATCGCTATTTTTGGCTGTCCTGCATACACTACAATTTTAGACAAAGTATAGTTTGGTAGTATAGGTTTGTCGGTTGTCTTATGTCCTTTGTATAAATAAAGGTTCATTATAATTTGGTCGAACAATACTGTAGGAGTTACTGCAACATTATAAGGAGACCTCGATAAGATTGTAGCATCAGGAAGCACTACAGGAATAATTGGGTCGGGAATCGTAGGAGCAACGTAATGATTAGTAAAGGTTATCTCTGCATCGGTATTGTTTAGTGAAACCGCAAAGACAGCATTATCATAATTGGCTGTAATAGTAACCGAACCTAACCCGGAATATAATGTTCCGTTAGTCGCTACAACTGTAAACAAACTCGATGCGTTATAATCTAAGTCAAAGGCTTGTTTATAGTACGTAGAGATATACCCTATGTAACGATCTAGTAAATCGTCATACTCTGGTATCTCTGTATTCCCTGATCCATAACGTGCGACCTTAAATATTTGATTTAAGTTTAACCCGTTTGTAGATTCACTTATATTGATAACTTCATTCTCATTCGGAATAGAAGTAAAATTGATTGTTAGTGTTGAAAATGCCATTATTTTTTTATTAAATTATAGTCTATCATTATATCCACATCCTGCGAAAAGGCTTTCATTAAATCCGTGTCTACATATTTTTTGAATCCTAGTTCTAACGGTCTTGTAAAAAAGTTACTCGGTTTCATTCCTTTGTGATATATCGACCTGCTAATTAAAAAGGCTGTACTTTGATAGGATAAAAATTTACCTGATTTTTTATCTTGAAATTGAAATCTTCTCGCTGTTACCCAATTTAATATTCCTTTACTTAAACCGCCTTTTTTACCCGTGCCACTTCCAAACTTAAACGGACTGTTCGGTGCTTTACTGCTTGAACTTTTACCCCTTACACCCTGATCGACAAACTGACCGTAGCCATCCATCGAAAAACCAATAATAGTATAGTTGTTATCGTTGTCACTAACTACCTCTTTTGTAATACTGTTGTACAAATCCTTTGAAACATTCTTCCCTCCTTTGGTTAAGTTAGTACGTGCTTGTTGTACTACATAATCTGCAAAGGCTTTCGTTACAACTTGGGTGTTTAGTAAGAACATACATCATCGTTATTAGTAACCGATAACTCAAACGTGCAGGAATACCCATCGAGAGTATTTAGAAAGTCAAACTTAATCGCTTCGAGTGTTGGCTCGTTAGATAATTCTATATCGCTTGTATTATTTTTTAACTTTAGATTTGTGATTGCCTTGATTAAAATATCACTCGTTAAATCTAAGTTTGTGAGTTTGTTGTCATTCTTATTAAAACGGTCACTACTTGCCACCTTGCTAAAACTTCTTTGCGTTAATACGTGTGCAACAAATTGGTGTTTTACCTCGCCAATTCCTACAGTACTTGTTCCTATTGAAAGATTAACCAATGGGTATTGGTTTGTTTTATACGTATCTATTTCTTCGCCCTCGCCCTCGATTACAGTCGTAACTCTGGTGTCTAAATCAAAGAGTGATTTTAAGTAGGTTAATGATGTTAAAAGACTATTCATTTTTATTGATGTGTTTGTTTTCTTCGTTGGCTAAATCTATTTTAAACTCTAAGAATGTTAAGAATGTATGTATGTCGAGTGCTGTAGTTTCTCCAAACTTAAAGATGCTGTTTCCAGCAACTGTATAAATTGATTGATACCAACCCCATTTTTCTGCAAAACCTCCTCCAAAAGTTTTATTTCCGGTGTCTGTTGACTGAAATAATCCCTCGTAGCTTTCAATAATTCGTTGCTTAAATTGTAAAAAAAAACCAATGAACCTAAAGCAACATCGAGCGGCATATCTTCAAGTTCCTTTCTGTATGTTTCGGAACTTACATAAGGCTCGATGTTGTATAGGTCTTTAAATGAGTTAGCAACGGGTCTGAATAGTACGGACATAGCACGGTCATAAGTGTCCTCGTTCTGTAAATATTTGTCTAAGTCGATGTATTCTCCTGCTGTAATCTTGTCTAAGTTGGGAATGAAGCCAAACTCTTTACCGTTCAATTTAAAACGTTGGGTAAATTTTGGCTCTTGTTGTAGTGTTTGAGAAACTTGCAACGCTATTTCGTTAAATTCTTTGATACTTATTTTAATAGCATCTTCAAGAGTTACATTACAAAATACAGTAATTAAGGCTAATTTTATAAAGTCCTCATCTTGATTGTTAAGTATGGCAGCTTTAAAACTTAGATACTGTTTTAAAGTGATTTCGTTTAGGTTGGTAGGTATGGTTATCTTCATACCTTAATAACGTAAGTATGTTATTTTGTATCAGCCAATATTGTATTTTCCTGCGTTGGGTTTGGCAAGTTGAAAGTAAATAGCATACCGCATTGCATCGATAGCGTGATTAAATGCATCTATTGCTGTATTGCTTTTCTTATCGCTCCACGAATAGTTGTTTAATTCTTTGATTATATTAATCGAATCGTTGTCTATTATCAATTCGTAATCTTGCATTAAGGCGATACCAGCTGATACACTTCCTGGTCCTTTAATCGTTTCTCTTACATTGTTTCCTCTACTTCGTAGTTCGTGAATCAATCTTGGCTCTGCGCTATCCGCAACTATTAAACGATTGTCACAATAACGAGCGTTAATAATAGATATTTCTGTAGTGGTTAGTTTAGTTTGATACAGTAATTCCTTTACGTAAATGCGCTTATTTGTTTTGTCTATCGAGGTTTGAATTAGTGTTGTTGGATCTATTGAGAAACCGTAATCCTGACCGTAAATAGATTGTGCCACTTCCTCAAACTTTCCTAGCTTCCAATTCGTAAAGACTGCACCCTCTGACTTATCTAACCAACCCCCAAGTATAACGTGTTTGTATTTCGTTGGGTTTGATGCTTCGATGTTTAAGACTTCATCTATAAAAGACTGGTCTAAGTTTTGAATATTATCTAAGTAAGTGGTATGAATGTAAGTAGTATTCCCTTTAATTCCATTGAATCCCGTTTCAACTCCTGCGCTTTCAAAGAAACGTTTGTATATCCAATGTTCTTTAGTGGCTGGGTTAAGAATAAGTATTACTCGGTTCTGTATTCCTTTTTGTCGAATAGATAAGTTAATCTTATCGAAAGTCTTTTCGTCTGTAAGTTCTTCCGCTTCGTCTAATATCCAAGTGGTAACCCCTTGTAAGGATTTAAGGTTTGCTGTTTGGTCTCCGCTTGAAGATTTGATACCTCTGAATATTATTTCGCTTCCTGATTCTTTATTAGTTATCTCCGCTTTGTTTACATCAAATCTATTATTAAGATTCATTATATCAATCTTTTCTTGAAACTCTGGTATAATAGAAAGGTGTGCGCTTGTCATTGTTTGACGAGTGAATAATATTTTATGACCTTTTTGAAACGACAAAAGGCTGGTAAATTTACCAACCTCATAAGATTTACCACTTCCACGACCTCCCGTTAATACAAAAAATCTTGTGTCATTAGCTAAAGCATCCCATTTATCGCTATGTCTTTTTACCATACAAATCTTTTATATCGAAATCTTCAAAAGAATGTTTATTGTTATTATCAACTGTTTGTTTAGGCATCCCAAAACGATACTGTAACCACGTTTTAATTGCGTTGGTATCTCCCTCTTTTGCTTTATTGTATAATGCTTTCCAAATAGAATCAGGAACAGCAATAGCATCCATAGAATCAATCAAAGATAAAACATCGTCTTTCTTTAATCTTCCACTGTTTGCTCTTGCCCCTCCGTTATTCTTTCTTTTATCCATAATTGAAAAAAATTGAAATCCAATCTTTAATCACAATAACTATCTCCTACTCTCGGATTTAATAAATTCATTTTTTGCACTGTTGTTACTGCTCCGGTACAATCATTCTTAACTGTCAAAGTATAAAGCGTGTTACCGTTTACCGTTCCACCTACTACTATTGTCGTTACTATTCCGCATTGACAATTTTTTTGCTCTGGTGTATCGCTATCACTTGAACAACTCATTAAAAATAAACTCGCTAATAATACTACTGATTTTTTCATAATTTTACATTTAGTTATTTTGTAAAGTTAATCTTTAATATAAGTACTCAATCTTAAAAGTGAATTAATAACTGCATCTTTAACACTTCCGTTGTAATGTTCTAAAATCAAATTAGTATTAAAAGCATCGTTGTAAATGGCTAATACTTCCTCATCTTCTAAATCTTTGATATTAGCGACTTTTGTTTTTTGCTCGTCTGTAAGTTCAATTACATTTTTAAAAGGAAACCAATCGTTTAAAACAGCCTTTCTACCTGTACACCCTGAGCACGGTTCAATTCCGACTGCTTCTGTAAACTTTGCGATAACATCTCCAATCCCGTTGGATTTTTTAACTTTTGCCATACGTTATGTTTTAGTTTGTTTCTGTAATTTAAAACGGTTGTGGGAGATATTTGCATTCTTAAAGCGCATTCTCTTAACCCATCGTTGTAACTATGTTTTATTATTGTTTTTTCGTGCCACTTTAAATTATCGAACTCGTGTTTAACTATTTCGTAGTTAATATTATTTTGATAATGGTCTGCTGTTTCGTCTATTACTGCCAGATTATCAATTTCAATAAAGGTGTTATTTTTGTTTGCTCGTATCTCATCAATGAATATAGATTTAATCGTTCTATAAATATACCATTCGTTGATCTCTTGTGTTGAATTATGTAATTTGATATACATATCCTGCGTTAAGTCGTTTGCTTTGTCACGATTTCCACAAATTGACATCGCCATTCGTAACCATTTATCGTGAGATTTGCAAAGTTCTTCTAACATTCAGAATTAATTTGCTTCAAATATAAACAAAAAACTAATACGACAACGTAATTAATTCAATTATTTTTCAAAAGTTTCATCAAAGTACTCCTCTGCGCTTTTATCCATTCCCATTTCTTCTGCTAACCTGCCAGAATTAAACGCTTTTATAATAGATTCCTTTTCTACCTCTTTGAGTTCTTTTGCCTTTAAATCGATTCTATTGACCGTTTCTGTATCTATTAACTCATTCGGGAAGAAGTCTAACCAAATCCATTTTATCAACTGATTGATTGCTGTTTTCATTTTACTGTATTTTTTATCATAGTGAATATCACAAAGCCACTCGCCAAATATCTTAACGGTAGCAATTCTTCTACAAAGATCGCATTTATGTCTGATTGGTTTGGGTTTACGTTTCATAATATTATTTCAAAACGGGCAATATTCTTTTTTAGGTTTCGGGATAAGATCGCTGTATTCTCGTTTAAAAATTATAACTTATATTATTTAAAACATTACTTATTAAAACTTGTCTAACTCCAAACATATCAGCTATAACTCTTTGTTTTAAAGTTCTACCTATTTTTCTTATTTCTAAAACTTGTAAATTAGTTAATTTTGAATTAACGTGACATTCTGCTTTAGAAACTTTTATCAATCCATTATCGTATGCGTGTTTGGTATTTTCGGAAGTAGTACACCATTCTAAATTTATAGCATTATTATTTATTTTAATACCATTACGGTGATTTACCGTGCGCTTATTTTCATTATTTAGGATAAAAGACATTGCTACTAATCTATGTGTAGTATATGTTTTACATTTATTGTTTTTTGATAAACAAACAGTTTTATATCCGCAATGCGATAAACCTTGTTTTAGTATTTTTTCTTTTCTAAGTTTGTTATTACCCAAACTTTTAACATTGCCTAAATCACTAACTTGATACAACCCTTCAAATCCTTTAATATCTATCCAGTTTTCCATAATAAAAAAAGTTTAGCTTTCTCCGATTCAGGCGGGTACTCACTAAACTTTAAATTAAATTTTTAAATATCGACTTCCTGAATTTCGACTCAGTAAAGATACAAAAAATTAATATAATAACGTAATAAATTTAATAAAAATTGCATCCCTGATGAACTGCGCTACATTGATTTGATAGCTGTCTAATTTTTTTAACGTTTGATGTTGTTGCTCTGTAATCTTAATTACTTTTACTTTTGTATATTTTACCATATTTTTAGATAGTTAAGAAGTAAAAGTAATACTTTTATAGGTTATAGCGAGTAGTTATGTGCAAGTGCTACCATAATGCTGTTTGACGAGTTTGTTCTTCAAATCGTTTGCAAGCCTTTCGGTAATAATCTGCATCAATTTCATATCCTATTAGTTTCCGTTTCATTTGGTGGCAAGCTATGGCGATACTTCCGCTTCCTAAGTGAGTATCTAAAATCAAATCATTTTCATTTGTGTAATTTTCAAGCACCCATCTATAAAGTTTTACAGGCTTTTGCGTTGGGTGTATTCGTTCTTCATCGGCTACAAATCCAGTTAATATTTGTATAGCTACATAATCAACTTTTTTCTGACCTGAAACACTTGCTATTTCACATTGGCTTAAAGTATTTCCGCCTCTGTTTTTATACCAAACCAACGCACCGCCCTCGTTATTAAATGAGTTGAAGTAATTAGCACCCCAAATGATTTGTTTTTTAGATACTCTTTTTAGTTCCGCAAAATATTCATCACTTGGTATATTATCATCCCATTTCATTTCTTTATGAACTCTTTCAAGTTTACCTTTTTTTACTCCACTTGAAAATCCGATAAAAGTATCTCCAATCCCGTATGGTGGGTCAACTATTGCCACATCAAAGTAATTATCGCCATAGCTTTTTAAGGCTTGCAAACTATCTCCGTGTATCAATGAAATACCGTCTTTTGAAACCGCACCAGCACATAACACGGGTTTGGCAAAATGCGGGGTTTCGTCTTTCAATTTATCTTCTGTATTTATCATAAACTTTTGTCTTTCAATTAAACTTTTGTGATATTAAGCCCGCACTTCGCCAAGCCCGAAGCCGTTATATTCCAGCTTCGAGCAACTTTCTGGTGAAAGCTACTCTCGCTTTTATTTTGTCTTTTGTAGTTCTTCCCATTCTAATACTTTTAACAAAACATCAAATCCATTCCATTTATAGATTTCTCTAAAACTATGATAATAGCGATTGAATTTTATAATTTCATCTTTGGTTAGTTCTGGCAAATCTTTTTCAATAGTTTCTTTAAAAAACTTGTATCTATTTTTAAAATTGCTATAACCGTTTTCATCACTTCCTATTTCAGCAAAAACTCTTTTCATTCCAGTTGATTTTTCGGTAGTCATATTGTCTAATAATTCCTCAATAGAATTGTGTCTTAATAATGCTTCTTGTTGTATTGTCATTTTGTTTAGTTTTAATGTTATTTTTAAGTTGTCGAGTATTCCTCGTTAACTGATTTTGTTAGTGAAAAAAAAGCCGAGAATATAACAATCACTACAAGCTAGTTGCCGAAATTTAGCAACCGCATAGGCAACCAGCGTGTAGTTTTAACGTTAGTGGCAAGGTGGTATAACCTCCATCCAAAACGTAATTATATTTCCATTATACGCCCAACCGCTACCGTTCCAAGTTTCCCAGTGCGTTTTACCATCTTTGCGATGAACAAAGTATTTGCCGTATTTAGTTGGTCGGGTTTGTGGTTTATTCCAATCATAAGACACCCAGCCACTAACATCACATTTGCAAGAGTTGGGATGTCGTTTTTCAAATAATATTTTTAGTAAATCCATAATTTTGTGTTTCAAATTTAATTTTGTGGTAAAAGCCCCAACCCTCGCAAATCTGCGAAACGTTATCACTCAGCTTATTTAGTAGTCGGTAAACCACATTGATTGCAGCACCACGTTTCGCCTATTCGTGTTTCACATTCACAATTTTTTGAATAATCATATTTGAATCGTTTGAACCACTCATAAATTTGATTAGTAATATCTCCTAAATTTCCTTGATTTTCGTGAACAATATCATTTATTTCTTGATAGTGATTTTCAATTAAATTGTTAGTATTTTCTATACTTTCTATAATTTCCTTAATTTCAATCCAATCTTTTTTAGCCAATTCAGTTCCCTCCCAATCTTCAAGGATAGCTATTACTTCTTCAGTAACATAAATAGCGTGATTAAAACCTAAGTCCTGCACTAATTCTAATGCTTTTTCTTGTGTTGTCATTTTTTCTTTTATGTCCATTTTTTTATTTATTAAATTGTTAGCATTATTTCTTACTTTTTCTTTTGTTTCTTCTGATGTTTCAGATAGAATTTTTAATGTTGTTTTTGTTCTCATACTTTAGTGGAATAAAAAGCCGAAGTGATAACATACGCTAACCGCTATTCAGGCTTTAGGTTAGATTTAATGTTTTTTTTGTGTCTGTAAGTCTAGTCATCATCCGAAAGTTTAGGCTTACTTTTCCTGAACATCGGTTAGCGTCAGCCGTTTTTTCTTTCATCTCATTTCTTTTTAAATTGTTCAAACCATTTTTTCATTGCTTTAGAAAAAGGTAAATCTCCATCTCTTAATTGCCAGCCATCAAGGAAAGCAGTTTTTAAATCTTCCTCACTATAACTTCTTTCTTGTTGCCTTGGTAATATGTGTATGTTTTTCATCTTATTTCTTTTTAAATTGTTCTATACTTTATCATTGCATCTTTAAACCCTTTGTTGTAAGCAATATCATCTTTAATTCTTTCTTGCCGTACTTCTTGTAAATGTAAGTAAAAAACTAATGCATTAACGTAATTTTATCTTAAAGTTTAAAAACAGTCATCATAATCGAAATCACCATATTTCATTGTGTATCTTACAGCTTCGTCATATTCGCTATGATCTTCCGTAAAGTTTGATGGTACTTCTCCATTCTCCCACATTTCATAAAGTAAATTTTTTGCATCTTGTTTTGAAATTTTCATAGTTTTATTTATTTTATTTATTTATTCAACTAAATATGGCAATGAATCCGTATTAATATCAAATGTAAATTCATCAAATGAAATACCTCTGGAATAAGGATTGTTTACTGTTACGCTTTTATCGTCATTAACTTCTAATTCTATAACTGATTCACATTTCTTTAAAATATACGTTCCTAAGTGTCCTAAAGGCTTTCCTGTTGCTCCTGCTTTGTGTATTACTGTACTAATATGAATGTTATAATCGTGTGTCCATTTCATTAAATAATCACTTGCTTCTTTACTCATAACAATATCGTTTGTGTTATCTACTAAGTCAGCAATGCCATCTATAAAAACCAATTTAACAGCCTTTTTATAAAGTGTTTTTTGGTTTACAAGACAATAGTCAATCATTTCTAAACGCTGTCTTGAAGTTATGTGTCGTGTAACGTAACAATGATAATGATCGTAGTTTACTCCTGTTATCTCTGGCACTCGTCTAAAAGTTCTTTGAGCATAATATTTACCTTGTTCCGTGTCAAAATCTAATACAGTAAAATCTTCCGTTCGATGTGTTTTTATATTTGGAAAATTTATATTTGAATTACCCCCGATATAAGAAGCTGCAAACTGTGATTTTAAAAATGATTTCTTTGCTTTTGAAACTGCTATAATTGCGGAGCATTCTCCTGCTGTCATTATCGGTGTTGGGTATGTATTGTTTTTATATCGATGTTCTCCTATCGAAAGTAATATATCAGGCTTAATCATTTCTTCGGCTAAGTCTATATTACATTGGTTTATTAAGTCTAAGAAGTTAACTTCTGGAGCTTGTTGTATATCGTTTAAAAGTTCGTTAAAATCCATTTAGTTGTAGTTGTTTATGTCCTTTAAAAATTCGTTTGCGCTGTTGTAAAAACTCTTTTCTACTTTGTCGTAGTTCCAGAACTTTGTTAATTTATCTTGAACCTCTTTTTGATTTTCGGTTAGTATTAAATCGTTGTTATTTTCTTTGTGGTTTAAGTGATCCGTTTCTATTCCTAAACTTTCTACATATTCTAAAAAATCTTTGTGGTTTAATTCTAATCTTAAAAACTCGGTATGATTCGAAATAGGTGTTTTTAAAATACTATCGATGCTTTTAATTGCCATTTTCATACTACCCTGATGTTTGAGTTCATTTCTTAAAGCGTAGTTAAGAAGTTTAGCAAATAGGATATTATCATTCACATAGTTTTTTTGATTGTTTATTAACTCCTCATTCAATAATTTCAATGCTTCTATATCTTGCTCGAAGATTTGGTTTTTTAATCGTTTGAAAGAGTTAAAAATCCTTTTTACTGCGTTATCGGTTGACCAACTCATTAGTTTATTGCTTTACGTTTCTTAACCCACATTACAAAATGATATTGATAATCTTTTAAATATTGCTTCTCATCGCCTATCGATGTTAAATGACCGTTAAAGTCTTTTAATGCTAATTGTATTTTATCTGGTGCTATCTTTTCTCTCATTGAAATTGATTCACACCAAGAAGATTGTTCTAAACATTGATTTGTAAAAGTTTGATGCTTCGTTGTATTAGTATTATCTTCTCTTCTCTTATCTTCTCTTAATACTTGACTTTCTGTTGAACAGGATTTCAACACGTGTTGATTTTCTGTTGAACTTCTGTTGATTTCTTGTTGAAGTTTCGCTAATCTTTTAGCTTCTGCACT